GCTGTCAAGACTTGAGATAATTTGCCGAGAGTAGTAGCCGCTTTTTGATATGCTGATTGTGCTTGACCACTCACTGCACTCATCTTTTGTACAAATGTAGCTGATTTGGCAGAGATTGTATTCGCTACAGCTTGAAAACCTTGTCTTACATTGAGACCGGCAGTTCCGAGGGCAATAGTGAGCGCTGCGTATTTTTCTTCAATGCCTTCGAGGAAAGATAGATCATCTACCACACCTGAGATTGTTTCTTCGTTACCTTCTTGGGTATCTGCAAAAGCACTAGTAACTCCAGCAAAACCAACTGCAATTGCTGGTACTAGCCACTTCGCAAGGAAACCGCCCACAGCTGCTCCAACAACATCGCCGCCTTTTCTAAAAACACTGTCTTCTTTTTTCTCAACGTCTTCTTCATCGCGACGTCTTTCATTATCTCTTTTTGTTTTTTCGTTTTGATCAGCAACTGCATCAATAGAATCAGTGAGTGCTTGTAATGCTTTTATCTGAGATGATAGCGCACCTACACTATTTGATATGGCTTCAATTTCTGTACCTTCTGGTATAACAAATTCAGTAAGCACTGAAGTACGATCGTCGTCAAAATACCCTTCGACAATCGGTGCAGTTTTAATTAAGCTGTGAGTCTTTATAGGTCGAGTAACAGTTAGATCAACTCGTTCTGCTACTTCGTCTGAGATAATATCTTCAGGTACGATATCTGGTAATAGGATAATAGGATCTGCAACAGCTGTTTCTACATTTGATTGTGTTGCAACCGTAGAACCTACACTCGTTGGTTGACCTGATTCTGCAGTTGTATTTTTTCCAGAGATTGCGCTCGCAATTACGGCTGTTTTGCCTAAAGTAGTCAATTTGCCTAGCGCGCCTTTTGCTCGACTCGCTGCTTTTGCAAATCCACTCGATACTTTGCTTAATCCCGCAGCTGAACGAGCTCGCGAAGCCTTTAGTATCTTTTGTGTTACTCTAGCTATCCCAACTACTAATTTCGCCGCCATTGCCTTGTTTCTCTTTGTTTATTTTCTCTAAAATCATATCAACGTATACTTCCCTTTCAAAAGGGACCATTTCGTTCAACTCTGTTAGTGTGAATTTGTGATGCTGAGTTACGTCAAAGTTTAACTTATAATGATTATAAAGTGTCATATAACTCAGCCCAACGTAAAAAAATCGTCTAGATCCCTAAACACTACCCTCTTTTCTTTGTTATTGCTGTTTGTATAAGTAACTATATGCTCAATTTGTGGAGAAGTTTCAAAGAATTTTTGAATCTGGTTGTACGCGTCGATAGGCAGACTTTCTAGAAAATCCTTCTTATCTTTATCAGACTCTTGTTTCCAAAGATAAACTTCCTCATTATCAAAAATTTGATCAATACAAGCGTTAATAGTAACATCAGTGACATCTGATAAACTTTGTTTTCCTGATAATTCATCAGAAATTTTAGGTGTAGGATATTTTAAAATAAGACCTACATCATCAGTAATCATGACTTTCGTAGAATGATCTTCAGGAAAATTTACTTTGACATCATATAAATCAAGTTCTAAATCATAAGTAATTCCGTCGTCACTATCTTCTACTTTGAATTTAACGATATTGCCGACTGATACTGCTCTGATTTGTATAAAGATAAATTCCATATCAAAGATAGGAACTTTATTTACATCAAATCCTTCAGTTAACACACAATTATTAATGATGGCTTTGATAGCGTTATAGATGTCTATCTTCTCACCAGATTCTTTTGCTGTTAATAGTATTTTTTCTTCTTTGACCAGAAACGGTCTAAAAATAATTTCTTCTTTACTCGACGGCAACTCTAAAGCAAACGTCGGAGTATCAATTTTTGGTAATGCCATAATTTTATCCCACTAATTTAAATTTTGTATACTTGTAACTCACTGAAAATCTTGCCAATTCATCGCTTGAACCCCATGAAAGATTTAAAGGCTCTACACTCATAGGAAAAACTTCTTGAAGATTATATGTTTTGACTGTTTCTCCTTGTCTATTATAAACGTATATATCCATCTCTGCGATATAATTGTTATAATATTTTGCTCCCATTTTCATATCAGGCATATCGACAATTTTATCTGCCCAATCTTTAAACTGTTTAAGTAAATTACCTTTATCATCAACCGTATGTATAACTGTGATTTCTTGCGGATTAAAACGATAAGGTATATTATACATTTTGCCGTTACCATACGGAGAATAATTATCTACAGACATCCACGAAATACCTGGAGCAGTAACAGATTCTGCTCTTATTAGTATATCTTCATACGAAACTGGAGAATTATAGATCGCTACTGCGTACATACTCGCAGGTAGATTTTCTTTTACTTTTGATTTCCAGTTGTCTACATTAAAAGACATTTTATGCTCTCTGAATTATTTTCTTTGAATCTTTCCACACTTGCGCAGATTTACCTTTTCTAAATCTCTGTGTGGGCAGCATTAATGCAATATCCCATTCGTCATACGGAATCCAAAGAAAACGAGATCGCACCTGCGAATTAAGATAGCGTTTGACGGTGGGCTTAAAGTATTTATATCGAGCGGCAGAATTGAGAAAACTATAACTCAAACGAAGCTTTTTAGATTCTCTATTTGCATCATTCCTTTCTATCTGATATAGTTTATCCATCAGACGAGCTCTGAATACAGGAGGAAGATAATGTAAGTTCATACCAAGAAAACCATCTCTGTATCTATCGAGTACAAAGATAAGCGGAAACTGATCATAATATGGTAATGTGTCTTTACCTTTTGGATCATAGAAGAACATATACATACGACCTATATCTAGTTCGGTCATCTTATTATATGCACGAGCTCTGTTTCTTAGCTCTCTGCGAGTATTCACATTACGAATTGATTGAGCTTTGTCGCGATACCAATCTCGTGCTTCTTCACTGCCAGACTCCAGGCCTTCGGCTTTACCTTCATCAGCGATCTTCTGAAAGATGTATGTTGCCATTAAATTATGCTTCCTAATTCTTTTTCAGTGAGGATAGTAAATTCCCATCCTCTCTCTTCACAATATTTATTCGCGGCTTTCCATTTTGAAGAATTTATACCCCAAGTGCGAACTTCATATAAATACTTCTTAGTAAGTTTTCTTTGCGCGGTTGGTTCTACGGTTTCATGGTAAGGTTTGATTTCCACTACGACCGTATCTAATTTTCCCTCGCGATTAACTTTCTTGACCCAAAAATCTGGAAAATATCGATGTATACGACCATCGATCGGCGAACGATAAGGTATGATAAGCTCTTCACTCGCCCATTGTTTGACTTCATTATGATTATCAAGATACATCATGAAATTTAATTCCCAGCGACTCCTATAAATAATATTAGTTGAATCGCCGCGATATTTACCAGGTTTTCTAGGCTTAAAGACGCCTTTATAAGTCTTACTCATATGCTTATTTATAGGAAATAAAATGGCTGAAAATGATACATCACTCAATGCTTTAGGGCCGGTCACAGCTCAGCTAAAAACTAATCTTTCTGCATTAGAAAAAACACAAATCAATTCTATTAAGAATTTAGGAGGAGGATTAAGTGCAAATGCTGGTGTTATTAATGGAGATGTGAGTGGAGCATTATCAAGAATTAATGCTACTCAGCGCTCTATGATGGAATTAGGTGTAGACATATCTGCTAAAATGGAAAGAGCCGGAGCTACACAAAAAACGGCAGAACAAGCTTTACGTCCAGGTATTATTTCTACGGTGACCGAAAGAAATAGATTACATGAAAGATTTCCAACAACTCAAAAAGATTTAAGGCTAGCCGTAAATAGAAATCCAAGTAACCTTAAAAAGAATCCTAAAGAGATTATCAAAGAATCAAAAGATCAATTATTGGGTGAAGAAGATTTTAATTATATGGGCGAGGTTTATCCTCTTGATCTCAAAGAAAATGCTTCAGCATTTGTAGAATTACATTTTCAACAATACTCACGAACCGATGCCTTTACTGAAGGCAAAATTTCCGGAGATAAAAAGTTTTGGCTGCCTGTACCTGAAAATCTTTCTCTAGGATATAATATCAAATATGAAGAGCGAGATACTGGTATTTTAGGTGAAATGATTTCGAGTAAATCTGGTAGTGATGCCATTAACAATATGCAAAGTGGAAGTTTTCAAGCTATAGCAGATCAATTATCTGCAGCTAGCAGTGAAGATGTATCGAACGCTATGACGCAAGTTGCTAATAGGGCAGCGTTTGCGGCTTTGAACTCTGCAAGCGATACGGTCGGCGGCCTCGCTGGACAAATTAAAGGATCAATTCCAAATCCACATCCTACGGTTTTCTTTAAAGGTCTTGATCTAAGAGAATTTACATGGACATGGAAGTTTGTACCTAGGTCTGAAGCCGAATCGGCAAAACTGACACAAATATTAAAAATGATTAGAAAATTAATTTTGCCAGAATCAAAAGACGGATTTTTAAAATATCCATATCTTCTAAAACCAGCAGTACAGAGCAGTGATGATGCAAATCCTCTTGACATTTACGGTAAATTTAAAAACTCAGCTGTAAAACAATTCCTCATCAATTATACAGGCGAAGGAACATCAGCATTTTTCTATGATGGAAATCCTGTCGCCATCAATTGTCAGATGACTTTCCAAGAAGTAGAAATGTACACAGCGGCGGACGCATAATGACAGCTAGAAACAGTTATTTCCGAAAATTTCCTATTACTACATATCGTGGTGTACCCTCTCTAAATATTTTAAAGAGAGTTGATTTTAATACTAATGTAAAAAACTTTTACACTGCGTTTTATTCATTCGATATAGAAAGCGGAGAAAAAATAGAAACTATTGCGCATGATTATTATGATGATGTAGACTTAGATTGGTTAATATATCATGCCAATGATATCGTCGATCCGTATAACGATGTACCTCTTAATTATAATGACCTTGAAAGTAAAATTAAAACAAAATATGGCAGCATAGAAAGAGCCCAAAAAAGAACATACCTATACAGAACAAATTATGATGGCGATATGACCATTATTCCAGTAGAAGGTCAATTTGGATATCTCGCTCTTCCAGCTGCAAAGAAAAAGTATTGGGATCCAGTTTATAATAATGTGTCACTTGTAGGTTATCAACGAAGTCGTGAGGATATATACGCCACGACTAATATGATAATTTCTTTTAGTAACGCAACACAGGCTACAACTAATTTTACTGTTGATGAAATTGTCGAGTTCACATCAGGCAGTAAATCTGGTTCGGCAACTGTCTCTTTTGCTAATAGCTCGTATACTGTACTCAAACATATTGTTGGAGATTGGAGTACAATGACTAGCAATTTTGATGTAGTTGGTGATGATAGCAAAGCTACTGCGACGTTTAATTATTCAACTTATAAAAAAATACAAGATGTTATTCCTGCTGTCGAACAAGTTTATTTTACTAAGTATTCGTTCTATGATTTTGAGCAAAAACTCAACGATCAAAAACAACAAATATCTTTAGTAGATAGAAATTATGCTGACAGTCTAAACGAGCAATTAGATAAATTGATGAAGTAGGTACAAAATGTCCGGACCAATCGATGCTGGTGATGTTGAAATCGTAGGAAATAAGATTATGCTCTATTCTTTTAATAGAGCCGCTTATCTTAATATCTATCCTCAAGTAAAAAGTTTTGACATATACGAATCACTTGATAACTATACACTCACAGCAGATTTTTATATAGCTGAAGGTATTGATCTAGTCAATAAATTTCCCCTCGGTGGCGAAGAATTTATAGAAGTTAGTTTTAGAACACCATCCCGCGATACGATTTCATACACGTTTTTTGTTGAAAGTGTACAAGGTATGAAAACAAATGATCAAGCAAATATGAGATCATATATGTTGCGATGTTGCACAAAAGATTTTCTTTTAAATTCCACTACAGTTTTTTCTAAACGCTATAAAGACAAAAACTATGATACAGCGATATCTGAGTTGCTTGAAATAGATATGAAAGCCTCAACTAGGTTGATTACGAATGAATCAACTAAAGGAAAATTTGATTATGTTGTAAACAATATGAGGCCGTTTCAAGTAATTAATCTGATTAAAGAAAGGGCAGTATCTAAAGATTTTAAATCATCTTTGTTTGTATTTTACGAAGATAATAAAGGTTATCATTTTCAAACAATAGAACAACTCATAAAAGAAAGAAAAGGTGGCGCGCAAGGTAAAGCTTTTACGTATGATACTGCTAACAGAGCTGAAGAAACCGGTAAGAGTATCAATGTAAGAAATATATTAGCGTACGAAACTGTATCTCAAGGTTCTGCAATAAAGAAAGTTACCAACGGCGCAATACGAAACCAAGTCAGAGAATTTGATCTTCATCGAGGCACATATTACAAGAAACATGAATATGTAAATATTACGGATCACGGTCAATATGAAAAAACAGCTGATGAGGAAACATTTGATTTTAATAGTGCTGACTATAATACCTTTGCGAGCAAATTACCTGGAATAACTCGCATGTCTATAAAAGATGCCACTCGACCAGAAATGGAGCATAATAATAATATACACTTACAAAGACCATTTCGTGAAAGAATATTTCAATACGGTGTAAGAATTAGAGTATACGGTGATACTAGTATTCGAGTAGGCGACATCATCGAATTAAAATTTCCGGAAATTGCTGGTTTGACGGATGGTTTAGGTAAAAAAGGTGAAATATTTTCCGGAAATTATATTATCACTAATCTAAAACATCGTTGTGATCAGCGGATGAACAATAAATTTGAACATTTTATGGTGATGGACGTAGCTAAACCTAATCAGCACGGTAAATCGCTCGGATAATAATATGGCTTATTATAATATAGGAGATTCTTTTAAGTGGTTTATGGCTCGAGTTGTCGAGATAGATCCAAAAGACGATCCGCAAAATATGAGATATCTAGGTCGTGTAAAAATTAGAATTTTACATGATCAAACTGGTGAGTTGGGAAAAACTGTAAAAACTTTAGGTATAAAAGATAGTGACTTATTGTGGGCGTGGCCGATATCATCTATACAATCTGCTTCATTAAGTTATAAAAAAATAGTAGAGTTAGAAGAATTTCAAACACCATTTTGGATCGATGCCGTTGGCACATCTCCTACTGGTATAGCAGTTGGCACGTATGTTTTTGGTTTTTATCTCGACGGTCATGAAGGAAATATACCTGTTATTTTTGGTACTTATCACAAAGATTCTATATATCCAGAACCGCCGACCGAGCCGGATCATAAATTCTTACAAATAAGAGGACCAGACGGAGAAACATTTGAATATCAAGATGTTTCAGGATTAGCTAAAGGATGGCACGAAGATAAGAAAAGAGATACAGCTCTTGACGGAGGTATCTCACAAGCGACTGAAATGAAAAATGTCACAGCGCCTGGAGAAGGTGGTCAGACATTACCCAAACATCCATATTTGATTGGCTCTCAACACCTCGTAAAACAACCACCATCGGACTATAATACACTTTGGCCTCACAACACCGTTCACACGACAAAGTCAGGTCATGCAATCGAGTTAGACGATACACCAGGACACGAGAGAATACACTGGTGGCATCGTTCAGGTTCATACGAAGAGATATCAAACGGTCCTGCAGAAACTAACAGAGATAGTCTAGAAAGAACATGGCCCGATTCAATGGGTCCTGAGGGATGGCATGAACCAGCAAACAATCATGATCCTGCCGCACCAAAATCAAGTTGGTCTGGCAGACGAGTAAGAAAAACAACCGAAAGCGAATATAATTTTGTTATAGGAAATAAAGAAACTTATGTCGGTAGTTCATTAAAATTAGAAATAGCTAAAAACTCTACCAAAGGTATAGGCGGTAACAAAGTAGAAACAACTGCTAATAATGCTTATATTGCTATCGGTTATTATCCGCGGACAGCAAACAATGATTTAAACGGTTTGTCAGCTCGTTATCAATTACTTGATATTTATGACAAAGACGCAGAAGCAAGAGCCGGAATAAATAAATTACCAGATAACAATAAGTTTAATTTTTA